TCATCCTGATTTTCCATCGGTTTTGACCACTTTCCCCAAACGCTCTGAAGCGGTTTGGGAAAGGATGTTCGCTTTATGATCATTGAGCTGCGTGACGGCGCGCTGTCCGCCGCGCCTGCGGTTGGCTTCCTTCGTGTAGAGTTCGGCTTGTGCGAGCGTCGTGTGGCCGAGCGCCGCCATGATGTCGTGCGCGGACACGCCGGCGTCGGCGAGCTTCCGGCCGAGGGTCTTACGCAACCCGTGCGGCTTGCAATCGAGCGGCAGGCCAGCCGCCTTCATGGCGTCCCTCATGAAGCCGCTGAAACCGTCCACCGTGAAGGGCCGGCCGAATTCGGTTGTGATGATGCAAACATGCGAGCGCGGCGCGGCGTCCAGTGCGGCGCGCAGGCCGGTGTCCAGCCCGATATCGACGGCCACGCCCGTCTTGTTGCGGGTGTAGCCGACGCCGGCAGAATCAACTTGCGTCCAGGTCATCCGGTGGACGTCGACTCGAGCGGTGCCGACGCCCAGCATCAGCGCGTATGCCGTGCGCTGTTTTGTGCCGAGCGGCCACCGCGCTTCATAGGCCGCAATCTCGCCATCGGTCCAAGCCCTGATTGGTTTCGATTTCGGCCGTTTGATCCCAGCGGACGGATCGTGCTTGAGCAGTCCCTTTTCGATCGCGTGCCGTATCAGGATGCGCAGCTTTTTCAGAGTGTCGAGTGCCGAGCCCGGCCGATCGGCGAACGGCGCCAGTATGACGGTGTTGATGCGATCCTTTGTCAGCCCGGCGACGGCACGGTGACCGTGGTCGACTCGGATGGTTTCGAACCGAGTCATGTAGCCGGCCTTGCTGGTATCCCTCAGCGAGATGAATGCGCTGGTCTGCATATAGCTGGTCACCAGGGCGCCAATGGCGCCGGGCGCGTCTTTCTGCAGCACCGCCCGCGCCGGCGCCGATTCACCGGCCACGGCAGCCACGTAGGCTTCGCGGAATGCGACGGACGACGGATCACTCGGCAACCGGATGCGCGGCCCCTTGCCGATCCTAAAGGACAGGTAGGTGTGTCCCTTGACGTGGTTGCGCTCGACGTGCGGCGGGAGTTTACGTGGCATGCTCTTCCTCCCAGCCTTCGTCCTTTCCGACGACGACCGGCTCTCCACCTTCATGCGGCAGGGCGTCTGCCGCGGCGTCGAGTTCGCGGACATCCCAGGCGCGGCGTTTTTCCCCCAGTATGCGGGGTTTTGGCATCAGGCCCTTTTTTACAAGGTCATCGAATGTATTGGGACTGAGGCAGACGAACGCTGCGGCGGCTTCGCGAGCGATCAGGCGCGGCGCTAGCGTCGGAGGAAGCGCAACTTGACGGGGCATTACATCACCGGGGCCGCGCACTGATCGACCCCCCGATCAGGCAAAGCACTAGGACGCGACCTGATGAGCGGTCGCCCCTCTTCCCGTGGCAGGCGCATTCTAGAACCCTGAACCGCTCTGAAGTCAATACGCGAGCAGTTGCGACTGAATCGGTAAGTTCGCTTTTGCGATTTGCCAACCGTTTTGACGGGCCACGCGGCGAGCTATCAACGTTTCGGTGAGTGTGCCCAAACCCGCGCGGTTTTGCCCCGGGCCTGCCCAAAGGCGGGACAGCGCCGGAACAGCAACCGGAACACTCACGCCCGGCCATTCCCGGAACGGTCGTGGAATTGTCAGGGAACGATCGTTGAACGATCGTTGCCATTCTGCTTGAACGGTCGTCGAGTCGGCCGTGAAGGATTTCAACGACATACCCCCTTGCTGAGACCTTGTTCGGAACCGTGTCGGCGTGGCCGGTAGCGGGCGCAAAAATCAACACCCGCCAGTAGTTTGTGGCCCGTCTGGACTGTGCTCGTCGGTGTGTCGGTCCAGACCGTGACGTTGCTCGTTACGTCAACGTCACGGTCGGGAGTTGCTCGTTTTAGGAGGAGGACGCGGCGGCGGGCGGCTTCGGATCGGGCAATCCAGCGAACTCGGCAAGCAGCCGGCGCGCCATTTCGGTTCCCCAATCGTGGTCGCCAATCTCGCCGTGCCAGTCGTCGCCGTGGACACAGTGCACGTAAAGCGCCTTGACCTTGGCCTGGCGACCCACCGCCGACGTTGCCGGGATAGCCCACATGCGTTTTACGAACTCGTCCGCCTCTGCCAGCTTGGCGTTATTCAGGGTGCAGAGAGCCTGCCAGCCTGAGCTATAGGCATATTTGAGTGCCGCATTTTGCCTTGCCGGACGTGACCGCCACAGCGCGTCACCTTTCGCGAGACGGTCAATTTCGGGTTGGATTGCATCCATGGCCTGCTGCGCGACGTCAGCCTCGTTGTTCAGCGCAATGACCTTTTCGAGCAACGCGACAAGTTCGACGTCGTCCGCGGAGCAGCAGATAAACGCCGGCAGATTGCAGTCGGGGCGGTTACACATGGCTGGTTGCCTCCTGGTCGTCGAATCCCGCCATGACGCCGTCGACGGTCCAGCCCAGCGACGGCTCGCGATCAGACAGATCCTCTTCGCGATCGTGCCCGTCCTCCAGGTCGCAGTCGTCGAGTTCTCGGTCGACAAGAAAGCTGTTCTCACCGGGCGTCCCGAAACCGGCTAGGGAAGGTTCGGCGTCGGCGCCGTCATCTTCGGCGTCGTCGACGCGGGGATCCCCACGACCGGCTACGTTCAGCTCAATATCGTCGTCGCCGTCGAGCTGATCCAACACGGCCAACAACCGCTCGATCTCGTCGGCAATCAAATGCCGAGCGACAAAAACGGATGTAAATTCCGCGATCTGGTCGGGCGTGAAGGCGGAGCGGACGAAGATGTCCACAGATCGCCCCATGGGGTCGAGTGTGGTGTTGATGACGTGTTCTGACGGAGGCGGTTCAGGCGCAGTTGTGCTATTGCTGTGTACAGCTTGCGGCATGGGTAATCTCCATGGTGCGGGTCAGGCCCGTCGCGGTGTTATCAGCACCGCGGCGAGCCGCTTGTTTTTCAAGCCTGATTGGGGTAATACCCATTTGTGAAAAAGGCAATACCTAAAACCATCGGCGGCAAAAGGACTGGCGCCGGTCGCCGGGCGACCGGAAAGGATCCGGTGCGCACGATGCGGCTGTCCGACGAATTTATTGAACAGATTGACGCTTGGGCAGTAAAGCAGGATGACGTGCCCGGCCGCTCAGAGGCCATTCGGCGGCTCGTCGAGATCGGGCTGAAGGCGAAGGGCAAGTGAGCGAGCCACCGGCCAAGGGCCCGGAGCACACCGAAGCGGTTCGGCTCATCAACAGTGCCCTTACCGGAGTCAACACGCTACAGAGAAATCTGCCTGAGTCGTTGGTGGTGAAGTTTGACAGCGTCTTGGAACTACTCCGCAACGTCGATTTGCACGACTTGGTTCAGGGCCTGAATCGAAGCGGCTTGATCGAAAAAACGGATTTGAAAAAATGAGCGAACCCAAGACGCCTCGCAAAAAGCCGCGCGTGAAGATGCTGCAGCCGCGCATAAAAACGCTGGACACGCGGACAGCGAAGCCGTTGCGCGCACCCCGCAAAAAGAAATGACGGCCCGCTGGTGGAGAATCACGACCCAACACTGGACCGCAGTTATTGCAACCCTCGGTCTCTTAGCCACAGGCGCCAGCGTCTACATTGCAAAACGCTCATACGATTTGAACGCCGTTAAAGAAAACCGTGAGATTGGCGACAAAGAACCGACGGTCGATGTCGATATTGTCCCGGCCGGTGCGTCTAGCGCCACGGTGACGATCTCCGTGCTCAATCGCACCGAATCCAACATCGTGCCGTTGGACATCACCGTCCTGCCTTCCCTGGAAGCGGGAGAATTTTACTTTTCAAGTTCCGAGCAGAGCATCGACAGGCTGAGATCGTCTCTAAGCTTGCGCCGCATGGGAACGATCGCTCCAAAGGCGGCGGGAACAATGAAGGCGCGGCTGTCGGGAGTAACCGACGGCAAGAACGACAACCTCACACCAGGTCTTGAGCTACAGTTTACAATTCGTGTCCGCCTCACCGACAGTCGCGATACCGTTCGAACCTTTGATATCGTCCGGCGGATCATACGCTGATAGAGACGGAATATGCCTCGAAGAATCGTCACCGATTCGAACTAGCACTCCTCCGCGGCTACCAGGCTGAGCCGCAAGGCCGCGACGACGCGCTTGACCGCGAAATACTGACGGCAACGGAAATGGCGAACCACGTCGTTCGACCTCGGGGTCCATGAACCCCCAATCCCCGCAAGATCAGGCGGCCTCGAGTTCTCGCCGATCGAATGAAGGATCGACACTCGCAATCAAGCCGCCACAGAACCGATAGAGTCCAACCAGGAAACGCAAGCGAAGCCGACAATCCAATTTTCATCGCGCCCGAGATCCGCACTGTAGCGCGCGCAGGTCGCGATCATCTTTTCGACCGTCACACTGTGGAAAAACGTGATTTGTTCTTGGGGAAGATTCAATCCGGATGGTGCTAAAATGCCAGCAAAACCAACGCCCATCCCGCAAAAAATTGTGTAAGTGGATCGATTTAAGAGTTGCGGGGATAACTTGGGCAGCCGTAGTAACAGGTGATTCGTTACGCGACGCGCATCGGCATTAAGCCGGCGCGTCAGTGGTTACATCGTCCCGAGCCTGCGAGCATCGAAGCAGTTTTCTGTTGAGGCCCGGCGTGGCGGGAATATTCCTCGAGCGTCGCAGTAAATGCCGCGCCGTGCGCATCGCTCCAAATTCGAATCTGCCGATCAGCGATTCCGGCGCCCCTCATCTTGTCAAGGCGGTTCACCATGCGATCAGACTGCGCGTTGTGTGCGACGTCGGCACCGTGTTTCGTGATCGCGCCGTAGAGTTCAGCGGCGTCCTTCCGGCCTTGCTCGATGCCAGCGTCCTGCCATTTATCGAACTGCGACTTGTGCCGGCCAACCATCGAAGCGACCTCCGAATCAATGCAGGGATCCGGGATCCCGAAAAATGGCGACAAGTCGGCTGGCGCGCTGTGGTTTACGGTGAAAACAAAGACGTTCGGCTTTTCTATCATTTCGCGGTCGCTTCAAGTTTCGGATTGGGGGCATGGGGGCCCCCAGCCGAATGCATCTGGGCTCAATCGCAGAAACCCTCGCTCGTTCCGACCGCGCAAAAGCGCAGATCGCGCGAACAGGTCGAAGTCCGAGCGGGCTTCTGTGGACCGCGAACGAAGATGAGACGCTTCGGCGTCTTTATCCCGACTATCACGCCTTGTGCAAAGTGCTGAAGCAGCGATCGTATGATGCGATCAAGAAACGAGTCGTCGTACTCGGCATTGCTCAAGCTCGCCATCGTTGGACAGCTGCAGAGATCAGCCGCTTGCGGCGACTGTACCCGAAACAAACGAGAGATGAATTGCTCGTATCATTTCCGGGACTGCGATGGCCCCAAATTCGACGGATGGCAAATTATAAGGGCTTCACGATGATCCGGAGACCATATGCGCCCACCGGCATCACGGTTATTGATGCGATTCGCGCGCGGGCCTTTGACCTTAATCTCACGATGGTGGATCTCGACGCGATGGCTAAGACCGGGAACTATTTCAGAAGCAGTCGGTGGCGCACCTACGGGATCAGCAAGCGGAGCGTCTGTCGCGCGATCGACGCTTTGGATGGCGATGTCATGCCGATTTGGCGATAGACAGTGCGCCTATGTTTTGGGCGTTTCCGGCAGCGTCGAGTTTGTAGCCATGTCTTCTGGGGCGATAAACGCTAACGGAAGACACCAGGATGATTACGCTTGAGCCGATCATAACTTGGGTATTCGGCGCTCAGAAAATCGTCTGACCGGATGAAAATATAAGTCTCTTTTGATGGTTGGTAGACCAGCAAACCGCGCTCGCCTGCCATCATAATCGTACCCCTTAACTCGCCAGATTTTAGCTTGATCATTTCGACGTTTCCCCGCGCGGCGGCCTTTTCTGCTTCAACTTGCAAGTCGACGCCAGTCGCAAAGGGCAATGCGGCTCCGAGTATAGCAAGGAAGACGAGGCTTTGCGGATCCGTTCGTCGTAGATCGGTCGATCCAATGATGATTGATCCTAAGCATGCGAGCATGCCGATAGTAAAATTGAAGACCGATGCAGTTGGATAAGCCCAGATTGCCAATGCTATTCCAATTACGAACAGAAGGACGGCGAACCCGCGACGCCCGCCAATGAACCTGTCGATCATAGGAACGAACGTAATAGTGACCAGCAGGAAAACCGCCGCAAAAAACAGTGCCAGTGGCAGAGCCGAAACGGCATATACCAAGTGTTCGGACAGGCTAAAGTAATAAAAGCCGCCAGTCACATAGAACAGTCCGACTTCCCAGGAAATTGCTACGCTGGTGGCGAAGAGTGGAGCAAGGACAGCCGCGTCCTTCAGATCCAGGGCTCTTCTAATGGGTTCGTCGGTCATGTTTGACCCCCCCAATTCGTTCATCATCTCTCTTTGCTGCAGGAGATTTGCCTGCGTCAACAGGACCATGGCCACGACAATAACGAAACGCAAGCCGGCCCGCGAAGGTAGATGGCACGGGAAACGGCCGCGCCCCCCGGATCGGGCTAGAAGATCAACCGCCCATGACCGTCCGCCAGTGGCAGTGGGTCGCCAAAGTTCCAAGCCCAATCCATAGGACGATTTGCGAACGCGGCGCCGCTACGCTTTGATGCGCCGATGGCTCCGAAATATCACCCGACTCCGTTATCCGGCGGCGACCGCAAGGCGCTCAAAAAGGAGTTGGTCAAGTCTCGCGCCATTACCGGCATTCTTGCCGAGCAGTCTGAGCAGAAGCGGCGCGTCGGCGAAGCCTTGATCCGCGAAGCGGACAATCTTGCTTGCCAAAGCTGGAACGAAAAAATGTGGAGCGACGGCGGTCCGATCGATCCGTCGCCGACCATCGACCAAGCGATCAACGGCGGCTTCCCGTGGCTGGAAATCGAATGCTCACGCTGCAAGGCGAAGCGCGACGTCGACCTCTGCGCGTTGAGGCGACCGCCGACGACCTGCGTTCACGATCTCGCCGGCCGGTTGATCTGTCAGAAGTGCAAGGCGGCCGGGAAACGACCGCCGGCGACCCTGCATCAGCTTGCACCGCGGCGGCGATACATGGAGGAATGATTGCCCGAGCTCACGCGACGCCGCTATCATGAACGCCCGGACTGCTGGCACGTCTATTACGGCGACGTGCAGGCCGGAACGATTGCGATCCGAGTTGGCAACCCGGTTGCGGCTTCTATCCCGGCTGTAATCCGGGCGAGCATACCAACGGGACCGCGCCAACATTCGAGGAGGCCCGCTCCGATTTTGAACGCGCGTGGGCCGTGTTTCTTGCGAAGCGGACGGAGGCTGATTTTCAGGCGTACCGCGATGGGCGGGACTGGCATGCCTGGAAATATGCAATGTGGGACGCCCGCCTTCGCTTGCCAACGCAAACGGCAGATGGGCGGGCGCTGTGTTTTTGTGGCGCTGGAATTGATATAGCGTCGCTACACCGCCACGTCGCCGAACGCCACAGCAGCTCAGCCCCGTGAGAAGTCGCAAGCGATGTGCAATCTCTATTCGATTACAACGAACCAGGCCGCCATCATTGCGCTCTTCCGCGTGATGAACCGCTACGTCGGCAACCTCCCGCCGATGCCCGGAGTCTTTCCGGACTATCCGGCGCCGGTGGTGCGCAACACCGACCACGGGACCGAACTGGCCACCATGCGATGGGGCATGCCGCCTCCCCCACGCGCCCCGAGCAACTACCCGGTGACCAACATCAGGAACACCGCTTCCCCGCACTGGCGGGCTTGGCTGAGGCCGGAAAACCGCTGCCTGGTCCCCGCGAACAGCTTCGCCGAATACGCTCCGGAGCCTAACCCCGCGACGAAGAAGAAAGACGTGGTCTGGTTTGCGCTCAATGAAGGCCGGCCGCTGTTCGCCTTCGCCGGGATCTGGACTGAGTTCAAGGGCGACCGCGGGACCAAGTCGAAGCCTATCCCCGGCCCGCACCTGGTCTACGGATTCCTGACGACGGCGCCGAACGCGATCGTTGAGCCGATACACCCGAAGGCGATGCCGGTGATTTTGAGCAGCGACGAAGAACGCGATGTGTGGATGCGAGCGCCGTGGAACGAAGCCGCGGCCCTGCAGCGGCCATTGCCCGATGAGGCACTGAAAATCGTAATGCGGGGCGAAGCGAAGGAAGATCAGGCAGCGGCTTAGCGGCGTCGGAATTGCGGGCGCGTATCTGCTCCGCTACGCGCAGGAAAGTTCATGGCGGGAGGATAACCGCCGCGTCTCGAATGGCGATCAGGTGAGCCGCGTAGCCGCACTGGCGATGAAGCGCGGCAAGAGCGTGGACTTCACCGGCTATTGGCAGCGGCACGTTCAAAGCGCGTGAACGACGACGGCTACAAGCCCTCGCCTTTGTTTTTAATTTCCCAAATCATGACTAATATCGCGCCTGTTACGAGCCCAATAAAGCCAAAGCCAAATTCGCTGCCGGGGGGCGCGATCTTAGCGCCAAGCCATGCGCCACCGATTGCTGCACTCCAGTACGCGACTAACAAAACAGTTCGCATTTGGCCCCTTCTAGTTGCGGCCCAAGCCGATTTTTTCGCAAATCTGATAGAACAAATAGTCAAGAAGCATGGTGACATGCTCACTGCCAAGTCGCTTAGCCAAGCCGAGCAAAATCACGATTTCCAACAGGAAAATGCAGACAATTCCTACCCAAGGCAGATGTTGAAACACGGCCATATCGGCGAGTACGGTGCCGATGGCTATTGCGTAAAACTTATCCTCTTGCCGGCCGTCTGTTTCTTTTTGGAGGCGCAGTTCTAAGGCCGCAGCGCTTTCATCAACCGGCAACGGCGGCAGAGAGTCTGCACCGCGTGCTAGAATTTCGGAGATGGGCCTTACAGCAGGAGGGGTGCCGTCAGTTGGCTCGTTGCTCGGTTCGGCACCGGTACTCATCCAGAATGTCCCTGTCCGGAATTACTATACCATGATTGCCGGGCTGATAATTCTTTGCCCAAGCACCATGCTTCCAATGCGTAATCGACACCAACTCACCCGGCTTTTTCCCGGTCAAGTGAGTGCAGACGTTTTGCAGGAAAGATTCCCGTAGGCCATCATTCGCGCGCGACTCACTAAAGAAAATGTCCTGAATTGGACCGGCGCCAAACATGCGGACGCGCCTGTACACATCCGGCGCGACGGGGCCGTAATCCCACGCCTGAAATTCAGTATCAGCTAGGCGCGCGCCGTTGTTCTCGCCCATGAATATCATTTGAGCGATGTAGAGAATCTTTTGCAGCCCGAGATTGGTGATCTTCCACGAGCCGTGCTCGCAGATTTTGCGGGCCGCCTGCATTGCAGTTAGAGGCATGCCACACCCGTTTTCCAGTCCAAGTAACGAATCATATAGGTAAGTTGTTACTGAATCGCAACGCAATTCGAGGGTTACCACCGTTGGTGCAGCGCACCCCGGGGGTGTTTTACCACTCTTAACCGCGCCTACAGAGGTGATTTGCCCAGCCGTCTTGGCTGCGCTTCAATGCGCCGATGCCTTGGCGTCGCAAGCCCGCAAACTATCTGGAATATTGGAGCGGTCCCGTTGACCGCAGCGCGGGATTCAAAACGGTTATCGTCTATTGCCTTGGTCCGCCGCGTGGCCAGCGGTGCCACCATAGCGGCCATCTCAGGCTAGCCGATTTGCCAGACTGGGACTGGCGAGACATTTCAGCACATCTTAAATGCACGGAATGCGGAACGGTCGGCTACGTTGATACGCGGCTGAATTGGAGCGAGGTAATCGATTTCAACAAGGGCGTTTGTGGGTAGAATATCAGGTGATGGCCGGTAACCATACAACTGCGGGCTAGTAGTTTTTGGGGCGCGGCTGCTTTAAAGCCTTCCGATATGATGACGGAACACTCCAAAACCTTGACTGAGATTCAGGAAGACTGCCGCCGCTTCGCCGCTGAGATCGGCGACACGACATTGGCCCTAATCCTCTACCGGGCCGCCCATGATCTTGAACAATACGTCCGAAAAGATCAGGACAGGACGCTAAACTAGGCCGCTTTATTTGGTCATTGCGCCGAGCACGATTCCCACGATCGGCAAACCTATGGCGGCGGCCAGCATCCACCAAATGGGGCGGTCGAACCGCCTTTCCCATTTCTTGAAGGCCTCAAATTCCCGCTTGGTCCATTTTAGTTTCATGCCCCTCAACCCCAAGAGGGGGAATTTTGTTCCACCATCTCAGTTGGCGGCCTCTACCCATCCCTTGCCGTCACACCTCTCGCATCGCGCAGGATAGATTTTGCGGCCCGGTTCTGCGGGCTGCTTTACCGGCGGAAAGCCGGTTCCGTTGCACGTCGGGCATTTACGCTCAGGGGCGGGCGGACCTTTCATGCCTCAACGATAGCGAGTCTTCAGCCTAGCGCTACCAATTGACGGTTGAGTGGGGGTTTGCATTTCCCGAAAAGAGACCCCAGCGCCGCAGGGGGCTTTGACGCTGGGGCCTTGGAGGATCATCGAAACGGTCGCGGGGGAAGTCCGCGACATCGAGAAAATCGGGAGTGCTGAAAATTGTTCCGGCCCTTAAGTCTCCCGTGACCTATTTTTAAACTTCAGCGTCCGCCACCGGACAGACCATCTTTCAGCCGCCACCTTGCAGGCGCGCCAGCCTTCCTGTTTTCTGCTACGGTCGCGGGCACTGCTTTTCAGGGAGGAAAATAATGACCAAAATTCTCGCATTCTTTGCCGTTGCTGCCCTTGCATTTTCCGTTTCATCGGCCGAAGCCGCAAAGAAAAAAACACCGGAAGTCGGCGCTTCATCTCCCACGCAAAATAGCGTTGGGCCGAAGAAGGCATCCTATGGCAAGGGCATGCGCGCCCGTTGGGGTGCCGGTTGCAAAATGTCGGGTGGCTGCTAACCGGAGACCAACCGCCACCTTGCGGGCGTGCCCTCACTAACCACGGTCACGCCGTCCCGCTTCCGCAACGCCGCATGGATCGCCGCCGTCAGGTCCATGAACTGCTTGCGGGTGGCCGGGGCGGCCTTGTCGGAGCGGTTGCTTGATTGACGTAGGCGATACGCACGGCACCGCCCTGCCCGGCTTGGGCAGCGAGTTTCGGCATGGCTTTTTTCCTTTTCTCTTTAATTCGACGGTGGGCCAAAGCCCGGTAGCTCTAGGCGGCTTGCGGTGGCTGGAGTTGCAGGGGCAGGTTCGGATCAGTTTCCAGCCATCGTTATCCAATTGGTGCCGTCAGATTGCAGCATGGCCCATTTCCCCGCACCGCTTGCGAGCAAGGCCGTCCCCGCCGCACCGCCAGCAAGAGGCACTACGTTAGAGCTGGCGCTATTGATGACCTGTGCGGTGATTGACTTGACATACAACCAGCGGCCGGGAACGCCTGACGCCGCAATGAGGGTCGCCGTAAATGTGCCAGAAGCATTGAAGATCAGCGAACTATCGCCTAAGCCCTGCGAGCCCGAAGTACCACCCAAGGTCACGGGCGCCTTGGTAGCGAGCGCCGCAGCGTTCGCATTCACGACACCGGATTGCGAAGCTAGGACTAGGCTGCCATCCACAGTAGACCGCGATATGGTCGTACCGTTGGATAGATCGAAGCTACCGTTGCCGGCTGCAAGAGTGACACTGCCGCCCGAATTAACCGAAATCGAACTCGCGCCAGTAATGGCGTTTGCACCCATCGCGATCGCGCCGGACATCGTGCCGCCGCTCAAAGCAAGGTCCAGCGACGCATGGCCCGTCAGAGCTGCCGTGACGGTGCCAGCAGAGAAGTTGCCCGAACCGTCGCGGGCTACCAACGTGCTCGCCGTATTGGCGCTCGCAACCCCCGTTCCGGTTGGAAGTCCGGTAATGATGGGCGTGGGCAGCGTCTTGTTGCTTAGCGATTGCGCATCGCTGGTCCCGACGATAGTGCCCGTAGGCAGCGCCTTGCCGCCGTCCTGGATCAGCTTGCCGCCGACGCCGTTGAAGGTCGCGATATTGCCAGAGGTAGATGACGCTGGGCCGATCACCGCGCCATCAAGATTGGCTTGTACGATGTTCCAGTTTGCGCCGACCGTCGCTTGGTTTCCGGACGCGGTGCCATCGACCGTGCAAAGCAGCGTATCGCCAACTTCGACATTCGGTCCGGATGCACCACCGATTTTGCCGGCGACGCTGACCTTCCAGACGTTGCCGGCATCGGCGGCCGGGTAGTTCGGATTGCCAGAACAATCCAGCGCGCCCTTGTACAGCAAGGCGTCGTTGGAGGCGAACAGCGACTGCGCGTAAGCCTTGGTCGCCGCCTGTGTCGCCACCCGCGTCGAGCTGTTCGCCGTCAGCGTGGCGTCATCATCGATCACATTGGCGGCGAACATCGCCGTCGTCAAACCGGATGGCGCGCCTACTGTGAACGCCCCCCCCAAGGTGTCCTGCTTGACAACTTGCCCAGCGCCACCCGTCGCGCTGAAATTGGTTGTGCCTTGCGGGAATGTAATCGTGCCAACTGTGTTACCTGAACCATAGTTGAGAGTGAGAATCCCTGATCCTGTAGCAGGAAGAATTGAAAGATCATTGTTCGGAAAAATCTGTTGAGCCGACCAAGTCTGCTGCATTGCAAGCCCGGCAAGAGTTGTCGATCCGCCGGGAAGAACAATCGACGCGCCGCCTGCGACTGCTGGCCCGCTAAGTAAAGTTGCTCCGCTTGTTGCCCCAGCGAATGAGATAACGCCCGCAGCGACTCCGGGTGTACCGATAAATACCTCGCCGTTGATTCCTGAAACTCGATAGTTTGGACTTTTGAAAGCATCCCCTGCAAAAGTAGCAGCGGATAAATCAACTCCGTTCGTGTGAGCCGTCGGGCCGGCGTATAAGATCGTTCCGGAAGTTGTGTCGGTTCGAATATCCCAACTGCGAACACCTTTTAGAAGAGCAAGACCAGCATCCATCGATCCAACGTCGGCTCGTAAAACAATACCGGCCTGAACATAAGTGCTTGGACTGTTAACCCCAATATCCATTGCAACTAGAAAAGGAGTACCATTCAAGAACGTCGCAGGGTCATAGGCTTTGCTTACTCCAGTGTTGTTTGCAATTCCCCCTTGAAACCCGATAGCGCCATTTCCCGCTATCGTAGCCGTAGCAATGCCAAAAAACGAATAGGCGGTGTTGTGGCCCGCAGAACTATTCTGAATAGCAATGCCATATACGCCAACCACGTCCGCAGTTGCTGTAGGCTGCGCGTAGCCGTAACCCGTAATGGCTACATTTTGTTGGCTTCCGAGTCCGGTAGATGCAGCAATAAGAGCCGGGGCGTCGCTACCATCACTCGAACCATTATCGGTTATTCTCTCAATCCGGCTAATTTGAACCGTTGGCGTCGCGTGAGAAGTGACGGCATCCGGGCCCGCATTGCCGTGTAAAACACTAAGCAAGACCGGGTTTTTGCCTGTTGAGTTGACCGCGTTAGGTGACGTAAGCGTCTGCAAACCAGTAAGCGAATTGCCGCCGACAAGATCGGCCTTGCCGGACGTGGCGTGAAAATCGGTAACGTCAATGCTGCGCACGCCGCTGCTGACGCCGTCGAGCAGCAAGGCATCGCCGGGCTCCGGTGCAGTAACGCGGGTTTCGTCTTTCGGTCGCTTGCTTGCCATTGCTTATACTCCCGCGAAAAGTGCGAAGTTGATGATTAGGCTGGGGGACGCTATCGAGTGCGGATTGCCGCCGGTGTTGTTCGATGTCACTGCGGCGGCGCCGACCCCTATGTTGCCGGTCGACGTGATGGTGTTCTTGGTGAGACTGTTGAATTGACCGGAGCCGACCGTCGACGTGAAGTTATCGGAGGCGCCACCGCGCAGAATGTCATTGACCGTCGACGTCACGCTAAGCGCGACCGTGCCGGTATTGGCGGACGTGATGCCGGTCGGCAGTTCGCCGAGTGTCATCGTATGGCTTTGCGAGCCGCCTGCCGCACCCAGCACCGCCGCGCTGGTCCCGAAGTAAGTCGATGTCAGCCGGCTTGCCGCCGAGCCGCCCATGTCATCCTTGCAGGCGATGGTGCGCCCGCGCAGATCGCCGATTCCGAACGTGGTCGATCCGTCGCCGTTGTTATAAAACGTGTTGCCGACTGCAATTTCGGCCTGCGCGACAACCCATAGATCGGCGTAAGTGGTGCGGCTCAACGTCTGACCGAATGGCAGCACGCACAAAGGCGGCGCCGTCGCGCGCGTCCAGGGGATCAGCTCGCCCATATAGCGCGACGATTTGAGAACGCCGGAGGCCGTAAACTCTACCACCTGCACGCCGTTGACCGAAACGCCTATCCCGTTCGCCGTCTTGAAAAATCCGAAATTCTCGGCACCGTCGAACGTATAGCCGGGCGTGGCTACGTTGCCGCCATACCCCTGCAGCGGGCCGGTCATCGCAGTGTTGCCGTTTTTCAACAGCCGGCCTGACAGGGCCGTGGCGACATCTTCGAAAACCGGGTTGTGCTGGCTTGGGGTGACCTTCGCGCCCGGCACCGCAAGGTAACCAGCCAGAAGGGAAAACACGCCGTTTGCGTCTGATGGCATTTAGCTAAACCCCATGAAAAAGACCCCCGTGGGAAACGAGGGCCTTCTGGAATTGCGTTGAAGAAATCAGCGAATTGGGTTAGGAGCGAAAAGCGTCTCTGTGGCGCGGAGCGGAGCCGGCGATGTCCGACACTTTCGTCTCATGGATGATTTGGTGGTTTTCGCTGTTCGGCATCACTGATTTTAACTACGTCAAGCTGGGCATCACGCTACTAGCGACGGCAGCGCTGCTGACCGTCTTATGGTTGATCGTGATCATATTTTTCGCGGTGGTGGGCACGATGTTCGAAGGAAAGAGGAACCCGTGATCCGGCTATTGATCGCCGCTGCATTGCTGATCGGCTTCGTTGTCGCGATGAAGTCCGGGCTAAATCAGGCGCTACTTTCGTGGGGCTTTTGGCCCTATGCACTGATCTGCATCGGCATCGCCGGCGCCGCTATTGCTGCTTCCTTTGCGTATGATCGCGCAACATCGCGTTCGCGATGATCGCCGTTGCCAGCGCGCCTTTGTCGCCAGTCGCTTCCCCGATAGCCTGATTTTGCGTCCGGCGGCCCATCGCGTCGACAATCGCCTGAAAGTATCGATCCCGCTGCAGACCCTGCGCCGACAGAATGTTGGCAATCTCTCCATAGGAGCGCGTCGGATCGGATCGGGTCAGCGCATTGAGAGCAGCCTGCGCAACCTTTTTGACGCCCGTCACGGCCATTCCGGTCAGCGTCGAGTTTGGATTGAGGAACGGCGTTTCGGTCGACGGCGTCGGCTTCATGGCGTCTTTCGCCGCGGTGCGCTGCGCCGTCTGAGAGTTTTCGACCACCTTGTTGTAAGTGTCGCGGAATTTCAGATTGCGGTCGACGGTCGCGACAAGATCGGCCGCCGCGTCGTCACCATGCACTGCCGCGATCTTCGCGGTATTCCAGCCGCCTTCGCCCTGCAGTTCGGTTTTCAGCGCCTGCAGGTCGTTTGCCTTGGTGCCCAGCGCGCGTTCGATGTTGCCGCGGCTGCCCTTTGCAAAAGCGATCTGTTCGCCGGGCTCGAGCTTGGTGAATTCGTCGGCGAAGCGACCAGGCGAAGCGGTCGTTTTGCCGGCGCCGAGATATTGCGTCCCAAGGTCGACCGCCGTCCCGCGCCGCGCGAGGGCGGCCGATTGACGGTTAGCCAAGAGATACCCGGGAACCTGCGCTTCCAGCGCGTCGTTCAATTCGCCGCGCAGATGTTTCAGCGCGCCTTGCTGGCGCTGCAGCGCACCGGCCGGGACGCCAAGCCCGGGCGCGTCGTATTCAATGACGTTGTCCAGTTCGCCCTTGACCTTGTGCAGAATGCTGGCGTCGTTTTCCGAAACCGGAACGTCGCGGAATCGCTCGTTGCCGAATTTGTCATACTGCGGATACCCTTCGGCATCGAGCAGCGGCTTTTTCTCCTTCCGCAGCATCATTTCCTTAAGATTGGACAGCGCCTTGTTTTCCATGCTGCCAACCGGCGCACCGGCGATCATGCCATCAAGCTGCTGCAGGATAGGCGCGGTTTCCACCGGCGGCGCCTTATCGAGCGCGGCCGGATAATGCAAGGCGTCGACTTCGGCTCTATGCGCGCGGATCGCATTGGTAACCGTCTGAGGATCCTCAGCGGGGCCAAGCGCGCGGTTGACATCGGTCATGATCCGCTGGTTCGTGCCGGTGTTGCGATCGGTCAGCGCGTTCTGCAGGATCGTCCGCCCTTCATCGCTCGATAGCGACGCGCCTTGCGCCTTGCCGAGCATGGCCGGACCGGTATCGGCCAACATCGCATCCGGTCCCAGCCGGTCGATCTGCGAGCGCACCGCGGCCGGCGTATCGGCCTCCATGGCGCTGACCAGGTGACCGGTTGCCGGGCGCGTGATGCCTTCCGCCTTGCCGCGGATCGCATTGGCGACCTTTTCGACGCCGGAACCGATCAGCTTTCCGGCACCTGGTAGCGTCCCGCCGATAGCCAAACCCGCCAGACTGCCGATCGCGGCATCCTTCGCGGTTTGCGCCGGGTCGGTCCAATCTTTCGATTCCGCGGCGCCCTGGACGCCGCCGAGCCCTGCACCGGTCAGCCCGCCGAGCAGCGACTTGCCGCCCAGAGATAGCGCCCGCGCGGTCGACACCAGCGCTCCGATCGGCACCACCGCACTGCCGACAAGATTCGTTCCGGTCGCAAGGATTGGATGCGCGTTGTGGAACGTTTCGGTTTCGGCGCGCTGCTTTTCAAGGTTGCCGGCATAGTCGCCGAAATCGCCGCCGATGCCGGTTGCAGCACCTGCAACCGATGCAGCGCGATCCATCAATCCGAACGTGACGCCGTTGGCGAGTGCGCGGACAGCGTCGTCGACCGCGCTACCAACGCGACGCATTTGGTCGCTGTATCCCATGGACGGAGCCGCCGCAGCCGGCGCGGCAACGCTGGAACCCATGGGATCGCTAAAGCCCTGCGCAGCCGCGCCACCGCCCTCCAGCTGCTCGAGCAACTTCGGGTCCGTGACCGGCTTCGCGGCCGGTGCGACGGCTTCAAGCGCCGCCAGCAATGCGGGATCAGTGACGGGTTTCGCCATTACGGTTTCTCAAACCAGTTGCCGTCTTGCTTGATGTACGTCTTGCCGCCGATGACCTTTTCAGCCGGCCCCGGCTGCGCCGGCTTCAATGGCGCGGCGCTGGCCTCCAAGCGTGCCGCAACTGCGGCATCCGCAACCGGCGTCATGCCGTCCTGCCCCTGACGATACCAAGAGTATCCGCCCTTCGCGGTCGACGGCAGTTTGACGAATTGCGTTCCATCATCCTGCGGCACCGGCGGCGCGACGCTGAAACTCGACAACGGTCGCGGGTTGGCGTGAATCTCGGCGTTCCAATGCTTCTGGAAACCGTCCAGGCTGTGATTGTTGGCGCGCCAGTAATCTTCCTGCGCCTGCATATAGTCGCGCTTTACCGCGATGCCCTGACGGTTGACGTCCAGAATATATTTGTTGCCGGCGTCGCTGGTCTCCAGTCCCGGATTGGCTTTCTGCGCCATGTCAAACTCGACCTTGAGCACGCGGCTACCGCCGATCGCCTTCGCCATGTCGCCGGCGGCCTTGATGCCGCCCTTGTTGAAGGTCTCAAGGCTGGTTGTCCTGGTCGGATCGCTGCCAAGATCGATGCCCCAATTCTGCGCGATGTAATCCTTGGTCCGATTCCAGTCGAGGCCTAGCTTGCCGAGTTCGCCGCCGGTCGGAAGCTTGCCGCCGTTGCGCTCGATCGCCGTCTGCATCAGTTGGAAATTGTGATCGGCATCCTCAAGCGCCGGCATCAACTCGTTCTGGCCCTTGCGAACGGTTTCCGCGTCCAGCTTGCTCGCTTCCTCGAGGCCCTTCTTTTCGCCGCCGATCGTGTTGGTGATATTGGTCGCGCCGGCGCGGGCTTTCGCGGTTGACCAGGTGTCATAGCCCATCGGCGCCGGCTGCGTCGGCGTCGGGACAAAGTTCTTCTTATAATAATTGTATTCCGAAACGCTGGTCGGCGCTTTATCGGCGGCCGACAGAACGCTGACCTTGCCGGTTGCGTCCCGCTGGATCAGATTGCCGTCGGCGTCGCGTTCCGGAGCGCTGAAAGTCGGGTCGCGTTTCAATGCGACCGTGCGCTGACCGGTTGTCTTGTTCACGTCCCAGATGTTGCCCTGCGCGTCGGTTTCCTGCCCGTGAACTTCGCGCGGCTTGTATTGCGCAGCGAGCATTGAGGCGACGGGAGCCGGCAGGAACGGGTTCGATATCGCCCGGGCGATGGCGTCGACGCCCGGCCGGGTCGCCGCGGCTGGCATCGCCGACGCCGGCATGGCTTGGGCCACGGTTTGAACCGCTGGCGAGACGGCGGGCGCATCCTGCCCGGGAATGACGAAACCTTGCGTCGGCTTCGCCGCGGTCGGCAATGCGGCGGGGTCGGCAGATGCCACCTGGACGCCGCGGGCCGGCGGATCATCGGGCGAATAAAATACATGGTCGCCGATCGTGGTGCTTTCGCCTTTGGCCCAGCTGGGCATAGGACGGCCCAGCGCAGCCTGCGCAGCGGGCGCAACGAAATGGGTTGCGCCTTCCGTCGGATCGTCTGGAGCGCGTCCACCGGTCCCGTAAGCCGCGTCCAGCGCCTGTCCCGCCGTCGCATAGCGCGGATCGTCCGGCGAGATTGCCGCCATCTTGTCGCGGCCTGCCGGCGTGTTCCACGGCTCAAAGGCGAAGGGCTTCGAAATGACGCCCGGCAAGGTATCGCCGCCATAGCCACCATCGACCGCCCGGTTGCGCAGCACCGCGGCGACGCCGGTCTGTCCGGCAAGCGGCTGGTTTCCGGCCTCGGCGACAATGGTCCGGATTGCCATATCTCGCGCCGAACCGGAATCGGGAGGGTCAAGCGGGCTTGGCTCGTTATTGCTGTAAATCTTGCCCGGGTCGGTATCGGCCGTTGCCGTCGCGGCCACCGGCCGCACCGCTGCGACGGGCGCGGCTCCAGGCGCAGCCGCGACCACCGGGCCACCCGCGGCTGCTATGTCAGGCTGCCCGCCCCGCATTGCCGCCATCGCGGTTGCAATTGCGTCACGGGTCGCCGCGGCCTGCTCATCATCGGCCTTGCCGGCCTGGTACGTGCCGACCAGCGATTGAGCAACGCGGTTGATGCCCTGCCATGGCGACTTGATCGGACTGGTATCCATGCCCTGCTGCATCATCGCTTCCGCGATCCTGCGTTGCGCCGTCAGCTGCCCGGGAGTGACTTGGGCGCCGCCGCCTCCCCAAACGAACGGGGCCGCCGTTTCTGCTTCAAACATCAGGCGGCCTCCAGCATCCCATAATCAACCATTAGGTAGCCGCTCGGATGCTCCGCGACGGCGGCGGGGAGGATCCTCAGCACTTCGTCCGCCATCACGCCCTGATGACGCTCGCCAAAGATATCATATTCATACCAAGGCAGGCCGTGACGCGTGACGCCAATCCGAACCACGTTCGATTTCAGCCGTCGATCGGACATCAGCATCAGCGGCGCCGCCGGCTTCATGAAACTCAATCCAGCGGAGCCCAGCGTTCCGGCAAGGCCGAACATGCCGCCCATTTCCGCGTTCTGCTGCCCCATCTTCGTGTTGTATTCATTGGTCAGCGCGTTGAAATTGTTGTTCACCATGCCGCCGTAGTCGACGCCTGCAACGCTTGTCGTCGGCGTGCTGGAGAATGTCGGATTCGAAACCTGCGATCCCGACATCAGCGCCGTAATTTCATTGATCGGCTGATTGCGCTCGGCGATGGCTTCCGACGCGCCCTGCCCACGCCCGCTCAAATAGAGCTGGTTGAAGGCGTCATTTTTGCTGTTGTTGAAATTCGTCATTTCGGCATTCCATGGCGCCGAGCCCGGCTGAATGCCCTGGTTGGCAAGCCGGGTCCGCAAGGCATCTTCGCTGCGGTCGAATTGCGGCGTGAGACGCTTGGCGCCCAGATCGTCGATCTTGCCTTCCGTCGCCGTGCTCAAATCGACATTCGTCCCGAGCAGGCCGCCGATTTTCGCGGACTGGTCAACGCCGATCTGCCCAAGATTGCCTTTCGTCTTGTTGGTCAGGTCCAGAAGCTGCTGCTCGGCAGGGGATAGTGTCGTCGTCGCCGTGAACTTCGGCACCGTGTACGTCTTGCCGTCGGGGCCGGTGTAGCTGCTGGTTCCGCTCTGATCGTATTTCAGCGAGCCGGTTGGCGTGTTCTGGTCCGTCATATTCAGCAGCTGCTGCGTAACAGCCGTGTTCTGGTTCATGTTGCCTTGCGCCGCCGCGGTGGCGACGGGATCGGGCGCGGCCGGCTGCTGCACGTCAGGCTTGAAAATGCTCATTTGAACTTCCAATCCGCGGCGAGGACGCCAAGCAAGGTTGCATTCCTGCCCGGCCCGAACCCATCACGCTTCACGCCTTCGATTTTCGCGCCGAGCCGTTGCGCAAGTTCGATAACGCGGTCCTGATCCGTCGTCATTGACAGCCTGCAGCATCCGAGCTGGTCAAAGACATAGCGGCCGATCGACCGCACGAATCCAGGCGTGAACGCCTCCAGATTGCCGACCACCATCACGTCGCAATCGGGACCGATGAAATTCCGGAAGATCGCGCCGGCAATGATCTCGCCACCGCGTTCAACGCCCATCGCCGTGAACGGCGGAATCACAACCTGCTCGTTTCGCTGACCGACGAAAAGCGCGACGCGGTTGTCCGTGACGATCGTCATGTGACTATATCGCCCATGTCATAAGTCATTTCGACCTGGACCAGTTCAACGTCGGCGGGCGCAAGGCTTCCGCTTGTGATCTGTATCCCCGGCGCGATCGAGCAGCCGCTACCGCCGACCGATTGCCATTCGCGGTATATGTTCGGTTCTTCCGAAACTCCCCATGTGCTTTCATCCCACTCGGCGCCGCCCCAAACCCCGGCCTCCGAAATAACGGCGGGCTCCGGGGCGGGTGGCAGGCTCACGGTAAAATCGCTTTGCAGCGATAGCCGCGGCAAAACCGGCGACGGCGCCTTGATCGTGGCGCGCATCAATAGTGACGTTTTCAAGTTAAGCGGCGTCTTGAGCGGATCGAATTGCGCGACACAAACCGACGTATAGGGAATGCCGTTGTCGGTCCCGGTCACTTCCGCCTCGACAATCTTACCGCCCGTCGATCCGAAAAACATTCGATCGCCGAACAGCTGCAGGCATGTCCCATTCCAGCCGGTATAGGGTGCCCATGCGCCGGTCCGCGCGTTCGCGGCAAACATCTGCGGCGCTTCGTCGATCGTCGGCGGCGCTACCAGCACCATTTGCTTTGTCGGCCAAACCTCGCAAGCCCAAGGCCGAGCCGAGCGCGTCGCTACCGCTTCGTTCCATGCTTCTTCGATCGGATAGGATACCGCCGACGGCGACAACGCGGAATAGTCGCGCTGGATCGCCTGAGACAACGGCACGAAACCGATATCGGTCGCTATGACCAGGTCGCCACCGGCGCGGATATGCGCCTTTGCGCCAAGTGGCTTTCCAATCCGGTAAACGCCGACCTTTGACCAATTAACGGCGACGCTTGGATCAGTCCCTTGGTAAATCGCGGCCTCGCCTTCCGTGGTGACGAAAACGCATTGTTCGGACAATCCAGAGCCGGTTTCCAGCGACCAGGCCGAACCGAACAGCAACGAGCCACCACGCGGAAACACGCCGCCCAACGGCAATTCCACGGCCGCGCCACCGATGCTATCGGCCGGCAGGTAAAAGGCGCTAAGCGAATCCTGCTTGATGAAAAAAATGCGCCGGTGGTGCGACCACACATAAGACAGCGACCGCGGATCGACGCCGGTTATCGCTGGCGCGGTCGACCAGTTTGTCCCGTCGAACACCAGCGGCGTGTCGACGCCGTTCACGGCGCGCAGGAACACGCCGCCCGGCGTCTCGAATTGAAGCGCCGACCAAAACCCGCTGCTGAGACTGCCAACGGCTGGCGATGCCACATTGTCGCCGCCGGTGATATCGTAAAGCCCGCTGATCGTGGCTGCGAACAGCTTGGCATTGTTGCCGTTGACGTAGGAAAACATCGAAACGGTATCTAGCGAGCCGTCGCCGATGGTCGCAAAATCGAGCGAGCCACGGCGCATCCGGACGCCCGTTGCGGTCGGAAACCAGTTGTCCAGGACGTGCGCGCCGTTGACCTTTGAGCCATCCGGCATCCGCGCGCCCGGCGTCGCAAGGTTGGTATTGCGAATCCAGCCGCCAACCGGCGCCGGGAAACTTGCCGGTTTCGCCAGTCGCGGCTTTGGTCCCGACTGCGCCGCCGGCTTTCGGAGCCCGGCCCGGCTCATGCGTTGATCCGCCCGGGATAGACTGGTTGGCTACTTACGATCCGCGACCGCTGCCTGCCGACAACCAGGACGCGCGCGCCCTTGTCGGTCCCTGCGGCCATGCCCAACGCTATCTCGTAATTGGTCAAATCTTCGGCATACTCCATCCGCTTCATTTGCCGCCAGCGCCAGATCAGACTGAGGGTCAAGAGCCGTTCCGGCAAAACGAAAACATCATCGTTTTCGGTGAACGCCGGCTTAAGCAAAGGCGCCGTGCCATCGATCAGATTATTGCCGTCGCTATCCACCAGGATATCGCCGGACTCATTAGCCAAGGTATTCCCGATATTGAAACCGCTCGTGAGCACGTCGGCGCCGGTCTCGCCCACGATGTTTTTGCTGATATAATAGAAGCTGGCGATTTCCGTCGTAGGCATTGGCGGAAATATCTGCATCTGGCCGCCGAGGATGATCCACGCGCCGGGCGCTCCAAGCGGAGTTGTCTGCTGCAGATAAATCCATTCGTTCTCATCGCTGACCTTGCGGAACGATCGGCCGCGCCAAAGAAGCGAATGGACTTCGCCGTCTTTCAGCATCCGGCCATAGTCCGTCGGCAGGTCGAAGCTGATCGATATTCCGTCGCCGGCAAAGTTAAGCGGCACTCTCAGCTTTTGCCAATCGTAATACTCGGCGATATCGATCGCGGCCTCTGTCGCGAGGTTGCCCAGCTCGAGGCCGAAAGTATCATCATCCAAAAACAGGCTGACCGGGCGCCGGCCTAGCAGCGTGATCCCGGCCGACTGGCCTGCGCTGAGAACGGTCACGGCGCGTTACTTCTTCGATTCGGCATAGGTCATCGGCGGGACCGAACCCGCGATGACCTCGTTTGCGGGGAATACGCCGACAGTGCCGCCCTGCAACTTGATTTCGCAAACATCTGCGCCGTCATGGTTTCGAAACGATACGTTGTCGGGTGACATGGGCTTGCTCCGCTGATTGTGCCGGCGATCAGTCGCCGACGGGTTCGGGTGCTTCCGCCGCCAGTTCGGCGACGCGCGCCTGTAGGGTTTCGCGGGATGGGTTGCCGCGCACCGGCTCGCCTGTCTTTTCCTTGATGAAGGATTTCAACTCGGCGTCCGAGCATTCCTCTATCGGCTTTTCGGTTTTCGCGCCGGCGCCTGCACCGGCCTGCTGCTGGCCTTGCGACTGCTGCATTCCTTCGATCATTTGCCGCAGCCGTTCGATTTCCAGCGCCATCGACGTTACCTTGGCGCTGCCTCCCGCGTTGTCGATATATGCCTGCGCCTGCGTTTTTAGTTCGCGACCGCCGACGCCGAGCGTTTTCAGGTTCGCGCCCTCCAGGCCGGCCAGCTGTTCGGCCGTGTGAATATTGAGCGCACGCAGTTCCATGCGCTTGCCTTCCGTCAGGAACGGCAGGTCCGCAAGCGCGGTACCGGCGACGGTCTGCGGCAATGACGATTTGAAACGCCCGTATTGCTCGGCAAAGGCTTCCTTATAGGTGACAGGATATTTCAATTCCCGCGTGCTGTTCGGCTCGACTTCATCGGCCGGGAAGCAACCCCAAACGCGGTTTTCACCGGGGAAACGAATGTCGCAAACCTCCAGGTCGTCATAGATAGGACGGCCCTGTTCCTTCGACTTGCCTTCGTTCTGCATCTGGTGATTGCGAAACGTGACAATGATCTTCCGATCATTTTCGCTTTTCATTTCGATCTGCGGCATGGTTCAAATTCCTGTCTGAGAGGGCGCAAGGGGAAAGTATTGTCCGCGATCCGGACAATACTTTTTGGGAAACCCGCCGCGGTCCTGATCTGGCACCGCGGCGGGTCGTGAGTTGGTCAGGGTTAAACGATCTGGCCCTGCAGCACTGGGCGGTTGATCTGGATCACACCGAACCCGGCCCCCGGCGTGCCCGTCGTGGTCGAAACCACGGCGTTCACGATCTGCTCGCCGTTCACCTGCGCGTCGTCCACGCTGCCCGGCGTCGCCGCCAGCATGAACACGTCGGCGCCCGGGGTCATCGCGTTCGGCGCCAGCACAACGGCAGAGCCAGTGATCTGATACCAACCGTATTGGTTGGCGACGTTCGCAGACATGGCGACCGCAACCGGACCTTTGCCGGCCGTAGCCGGCGCGATCGTGGTCGTTTTCAGGAACTGGTCATAGGTGACCACCATCCCGAGCAGCGTTCCCACAACGCCCTTGAGATAGATAAATTCGCCCTCCCCATAGGTCGGGTCGTATGCGCGGGCGATCTCGCCCAAATGGCCCGGCGTGCTGCGGCCCGCGGCTGCAGTCCCGGGATCGGCGAGAGTGGAAGCGATCGGCGCCCGGCCGATACGCGCGTCTGAGAAAACGTAAGCCATGATGGCTCCTTTCGAATGACGGGGAATAGTGAAAGCAAAACGACGGCGATCCGCAGCGGATGGTTTCGCAGCGGATCGCCACGACGTCAGGAGGGCATCAAGCCGCCGGGTTGGAGTCGAACATTTTCCACTGGAACAGCGGGTTGGTCATGGTGAGTTCGCCCATGAACCCGATGTAATTGACCGACGCGTCTTGGTTGATCGGCATCATGGCCTTGCCGATCTTGTTGAAATTCCGCTCCGGGTGATACCGCAGCCGCAGATTGTCAGTGTCGAGGCCGTATGTCGTGTTCGCCGGCATGTTCGAACCGATACCTCCGTCCTGGACGATGTCGACCGTGCGGCCGGCGCCGACGTATTTCAGCGACTGGAAACCGAGCTTGCCGAGCCTGGAGCCTTCCACCCGCTGGATAGGCACGGTTGCCGCGTCATATGCGCCGTAGTGTTCCGGCGACATCAACAGCAAGTCCGCCGCCGACTTGTTGCGGGAGCGCTTGGTCAGAATGTAGTTGAGGAAGGGCCGGACCGTGGTCGCCGTGACCTGCGTCCCGATCGCGGCGTTACCGGTCTGCACGTCGAACGAGTAGGTTTGCCAAACGGCATTTGACCGCGGAATGCCGCCGTAGGATCCTGAGTTGACCACGGTCGGCACCGCAAGCTGCAGGCCGCCGAGTTCTTTTCCGCCGAACCGCGTTCCGTTGCCGTGCAGCGAGATATCGACCTCGTCGACAAGTTCGCGCTCGCCGGCATCGATATGGGCTTCCATCACGTCGAAAATCTGATTGGTGCCCATGTTGTTCAGGATTTCTTCGTTCGACAGAACGACGGCGACCGCGCACATTTTCGGCCGATACTCAGCGTCGTTGAACAGTTCGGCCGGGACCGGGTTCAGGTTGTCAAACCCGTTGTACCAGACGGCCGATCCCGTCTTGGCGTAAAGCAGCGTCTCCCGGATGGTCGGGCCGGAATACGGAACCCATTTGCCCTTGTCCTTGAGCGTGGACAACAGCACGTTCGAATTTGAAACCAGGTCTTGATAGCCGGTGCTCCGATCCTCGAGCGCCGACGCAAAGATTTCCTGATTTTTTTCCACGGGTGAAAGCGACATTTTAGAACCTCGTTCGAGAAAGCGGAATCACACCCGCGCCGCAGCGCGTTTGAGCGAATCCTTGATTGATGTGGGGCGCTGCTGGTCAACCGGGTCTGAGCCGGAACCGTTGCGAGCACCTGCGATTGACTTGCGTCCCTTGTCGGCCTGACCCGCCAAGGCTTCCGCTGCGGCTGTTGAGGCTGCCAGCGTGGTATCTTCTGAAGCCGGTTTGCCCGCCTTCGCCATCGCCGCCAGTTCAGGGAATTTTGCGAGTGCTCCCTGATAGGCGTCGTCGAGACTTGAGGCACCGCCTGCCATCGCCTCAGCGATGTGCGGGGCCAGAATTTCAAAGAACGGCTTGTCTTTCGACCAAGCCGCGACGTGGTCGGTGACCTTGTCGTTCTGCTGCTGCTGAAACGTTTGCGTCACGCCGCCGACCTGTTGCTCCAGGCGCGCCACTTTCGCATTCAGGTCGCGGATCGTCGCATCGGATTCCGATCGCTGCTGGTCCGGCGTCTGCCCCATGACAATTTCGGCCACCGCGCGCAGCGATGTTCCCATATTGCCGCAGATCGCTTCAAGGCCTTTCAGCGGGTTTGTCCGCAGCAAGTGTTCCGTGTTGACGTATTTCGTGAGCGCGGTTCGCAGATTGGTCCCGTTCTTCGACGCGAGTTCGTCGAAGTCTTTCACCGTCTCGTATTTCTGCGCGCCGACACGATGCTTTTCGATGCCGGCTTCAAGTTCGCGCTGCATCCGATGGACTTCGGCCTTGACCGGTTCGGGCGCGACTTCCCAAGACGCCTTGGCATCGGGCGAGAAACGTTCCGGCGCGGCGTGCTTGACCGCTGCGGACGCCTGATCGCCACCGGGCTTTGCGGCTGCTGCAGCCGCTGCTGCTGCCTTCGCTTCTGGCGTCGCCGCCGCGGCCGCGGCAACCCGCGCCGCTTCTGCGGTATCCGCCGCCGTCGGTTGCTTGCCGTCCTTCGGCGTGAACTGACCGCGCTCGCCCCGCGCAAGCGCAGCGCCCTTGTTCAAATCTTTCGGATCGCCGGGCTTGGTGCCGTCCTCCGGATTATCCTTCCCGATCCGCTCCGCAGCTGCCCGTAAGGCTTCGCGCGTAGTCGGCGGCGCCTTCGGTTCGACTACATCGCCCTTGCCGCCGCCCGTGGTGCTTTCGTTCGAAAGCGGTTGCGGTGCCGCAGCGGCCGGCTCAATTACGACCTGGTTGTTTCCGCCAGATGGTGCCGCGGCTGCGGCTGCTACATCGCCCATGGTGTCTTTTCCTGTCTGAGAGGTTGCATACTAAGTTCTGTCGACGGCTTCACATTGAGCCGTCGTTTTGCCGGGAGAGGACGGCGCCGGCCGCGCCTGGTAGCAAGACGCCGAGGCCGCCGTTCTTTGCGATGAAGGCCCAATCCGCCGGCGTCATGTATTGGCTGCTCGGAACCGCACTCGGCGCGGCTTCTTCAAATCCGCCGATCGCGCGCGACTTGTCAGTTGCCCATTGCGCTTGTGTTCGCGCGACCAGGTCACCCCATGAACCGCGCGGAGCATCGGGTCGCTTAAAATCCCAGCCCGCCGCTGATTTGCCGGTTGCCATTCCTGCCGATCGCCGCTGGTTCGCCAGTTCCTTGAACAGATCGGCGTTGCCGACCATCCGCATTCGGGCAAGGCCGCTACCAACAGCGTTTTCCGGTACGCCGCCGAGGCCGCCCATTGCCATCAACCCGCCGAGCTGGGCCGCGCGGTCGATTACTTCCGGATTGGTGCGGCCGTCGTCACCTGTCATCGAAACGTTGCCCTGGTACACGTCACCCGGCAGTGTCGCCGCACTCATGATCGATCGGGCAATGCGTGCCGGCCATGTGTCGGCCCATCCGAACGAGGCTTTGTCAGGTTGTTCGGCCGGCATCGCCGCGACAATCGTCCTGACCGCGTCGTCATTCGCCATCGCTATTTGCCCGGATAAAGAATGCGCTCGCCGCGTTCGACGCGAGCCTTTGCGCGTTCCACCGTCGCCTTGATCTTTGAGCGCTCGACCTTCGGCTTGACCTTTGTCCGGAATCGCGCCGCGTCATTGCCGACTTCGGTCACGTCATGGGCGCGATACGACGCGCGAATGGCGGACTTGCTGTCATACACTTTGCCGTCGACCTGCGACTGCACCGGGTCCATGGTGTCGCTGACCACCATCGGAAACGGCAGATCAGATCGTTTCGGCGACTCGCGGAGGATCCTGCGAGGCGCCGGGATTTCCTTGGAAAAGTCGATCGCTGCGAAATTCTCTCGATATCCCATCGCGAACCCCACTGTCATGCCAGCGCTCCCGCCACTGCAGCCGACGCTTCACCGGCAAGCCCGCGCGCCTGCAGTGCAGCGATTTCTAGCCCGCCCTTTTCCATTTCCTGCGCGTGCCGCGCCGCGTCGTCGGCGCGCTTGGCGTCCAGAATTTCAATCTGCTTGTTGGTCAACGCGACCTTGCCGTCCCGTTCGATTTGCCGCGCCAAGGCCGCGTCTTGTTCGCGCTGTTCCTCAATACTGCGCTTGCTCGCATCGTTGGCCGCCCTGGTCTGCGCGTCGATCAGCTTGGTTTGCGCTTCGGCCGCGACACGCTGCGATTCCGCCATGCGCTCGGCGTTGTCCGCCTGTTCGCGCGCCTGTTCCGCCTGTTGCTTTGCAGCAGCTTCTGCCATTTTCGGATCAGGCGGTTTCGGCTGACCGGCGCGCGCAATCATGGCGTCGGCGAATGTGTCGATTATGCCTTCCATTTCGCGGCCGGCGCGGAATTGTCCAGTCACGAATTTCATCATCTGCGCCGCCACCGGTGCAGCTTCTGGCATGGTCTCTACCAGCGGCAAGGCTTCCTTCATGAAGCCGCCGAATGCAGTCGTGAACTCATTGGCGCGCTGCTTGTGCGTGTTTTCGTCCGGCGCGATCGTGCTGTCCGTTTCGATATCGAGGACAAACGGGCGAACCTTCTGTTCCCGCAGCATCTTCATCACGGCTTCAATGGTCGGCACCTTGCCAAGCTGCTCGATCTGGCCTTGCAGATGCTGGGCTTGGCCCTGTACCTGCGCCATGATCTGCTTGGCCTGGTCAGGGTTTGCCTTCACCATTTGCTGAATTTCGGGATCGGTCTGCGCGTTCCGCAGTTCGGTGCGCAGGTGGTCCAGCTGTTGCTGCAGCGGCGCGATCTGCTTTTTAATCAGGGCTTCTGTCATCATGTCGAGTTGCGACATATCGAGCAGGGTTTCCTGCTTGAAGTTTTCGGCCATGATCTCGGCGGCGATGCGCGTAATATCGCGCGCCATACGGACCATTTCATCCTGCCGGTCCCGAATCCGGATTTGTCCGTATTGGCTCTTGAGGTTTTGGGCGCCAAGCGTTTCGCTGGCGGCCGTCTGGCCTCGCATGATATCCGAAAGGCCGGTGATCTGATAAACGTCGTCGATCAGCTGCTTACGAAGCGCAACGAGCCCGGTGACCGTCTTTGCGATCATGTCCAGCGGCAACCAGACAATCAAATCTTTGACGCCGGTCCCGTCGCCGATCATTTTCCAGCTGTTGATCGGGACCAAAATCTGATTGTCGTCGGTCCGCTTTATCGCAATCTCGATCGCGTCGCCGATGTCGCCAGCGCCGGCCGGGTAGAAGCCGCGGACGCGCAGCGCATCGGTCAGGGCCGATATGCGCGCCGTCAGTCCGTTGATTTCCTCCAGCTGATCCTTGTAGAACAGCATGTCCGGAACGGGGATCAAGGTTCGGCGCTGCAAGGTCGAATAGGCCGGACGCGGACACGGGAAAAATCCCTCCAGCGTCAAATGCGGCTCGTTTTCGTCAAGCACCACGTCGCAGCCCGGCGATACCCACACAACGCGATTGCGCGACTTCGACCACAGTTCCCAAACGCCGGCTTTCATCCCGCCCGCGTTGTCGTCATCGTCCTTTCGCTTGGTATAGGTGCAATCCTTATAGGCATCGCCCGAATACTTCTTGAAGCGCTTGCGCATGTCCTTTTTTGAAAGCCAAGAGCGCTTCGAAACCCAATCTACATCTTTCCATTTCTGCGCGGGATCATGCGCAAAATCCTTGCGGTCTGCCTGGTCAATGCAAACGCGTTCCGTGAAGTTCACGCCCTTGCCGCTGGTCTCGTATCTTAGCCATGCCACGCCGCGCGCCGAAACCGTTATGTCGTCGCGGATCGCCCGCATGACGGAATCGATATCTTCCATATCGAACGCGACGTTGGTCGCGCGTTCGAGCAGTTCGGCACCGGCCCGCGGTAGCGGCTTGCGATCCTTGAAACGTGGAACGACAACCGAAACCGGCGGGCGCGAATAGATCGACGGCCCGAGCACGGCGATATTCGCCCAGAACAATTGAAATTCCGGGTCTTTGACATCGGCCGCCAGCCGTTCAAGGCTGGCATATTGCTTGTCGATGCCGTCGGCTTTGTCCTGGTAAAACTGGAAATATCGCTGACTGTCGGTAATCAGCGCCAGCCAATTGCGCGACGACTTCGGCTTGCCCGGTTCGGCGTCGACCGTCGTTTCTTCGGCGTCCTCGTCTTTCGTGGTCTCCGCGCCTTCCTTGTCGTCGTCGTCGGGATCGGGTTCGTCGATCATGCGGCGATGCCAAATTCAGCGCTGTCGTGTTCGGTTTTCATTTTCAAACCCTGATCTTGACGCCGCTGCGCTCTGCGGGCGGACCCGGCAACGTGACTTGCCCGGGCAATAGAATTTTCTTCGGCTCTACGATAATGATCGGCGCGTCTTTCCATGCGAGCGCCAGATATCGCAGCGCGTCGGCAAGGTGGCAGGTCCAGTCGTGAACCTCGTTCGCCTTGAACGCCTTTTTGTCGTCGTCCCATTCCCGGCGATACTGTTCGACCGCAGGGATTCCAACTTCCTCGCAACGCGGATGGAAAACCGCCGTCTTGAGCGTCGTCCGGACCGCCTGAATGCCATCCTGTTTGCCGGCGAGCGGCACCAACTGAGGATTGAGGCCGTGCGCCTGCATCTGCTCGATGCGGGTTCGGCCGGTGCCCCATTCCTTGACCTTGGCATCATGCGGGACAAAATCGATTCCGGGCGCGTAACCCCTGCCGTGAACAATCTCCGCGTAATGGTCGACGCCGCAGCCGGAATTCGTGTAGCAGTCGATTAGGTGCGGAACGCCCGCGATAACCTGAAACCACCATATGCTCGTATCGTCGCGGACGCCGATATCCCACGCCCGATGCACCGGGAGGCCGGGGACCGGTTCGAAGTATCGAATCCGGCCGCTGTTGCGGACCTTGAGCATTTCGCGCGCGTAAAACGCGCCCATGATCGCGGTATTGAACGAGCAGAGATATTCCTGCTCGAAAAGCGCGTTGCCAAGATCCTCACCATAGAGGGCAACATATTCCGCCTTCACCTCGGCGAGCCGTTCTGCCGAAAGTGCGCCCGTGTGTTCGACACTGCTTATCTCGGCGAACCAGCGACCCGGATTCGCCTTCGCATGGTCGAACATGGTTTTGGCGTGGTTCCGGCCGAATGGCGTCGTGATGAACGCCGCCCAGCCGTCGTTTTCCTCCAGCATCGGGCGGTGATAAGCCCACGCCGCGGGGTTGGCCCGGCTCCATTCCGAATACACGATGCCGGCGACGCCAGCGCCGACCGTCGCGTTGTAGCGGTCGGAGCCGATGATCTGCCACGTCGACCCGCACTTGAGGCGGATGAACATTTCGTTTTCGTTGGTCGCCGCCCTGATCCCCGGCGGGAACGCTTCGTCTATTCTCCTTTTCCCGGTGTGTGCGTTAACGGCTGTCCAGAGCGCTTTGCGGCCTTGCTCAAATTCCGGCAAGCAATGCCAGTACGACGCAACCCGCTGATGTGCGAGTTCGCAAGTGGCCTGCAGCGCTATCTCGTCTTTGCCCCATCGGCGGTGCGCGATTTCGATCGCACGCTTGCCGCCTTTGACCAGGTATTCGTGGAACGGTCGCTGATACGCCCTAATCCGGCGTTCAATTACCCTTGGGGTCGGATTCATAAACGGTCTGGAAAATGACGTTCCCCGTGCTGTCCGGATCCACTGCGATCTGCAGCGGCAACACCCTGCCGAGCAACCCCGCGAATGCCTTCGGTTCGTTCCAGGCTAAAAACCTGCAGTAGCCGACCAGCTTTCCTTTGCCCTTGTTGTTTGAGCCGACGGCCTCCGCGGCGAGGAGGATTGCTTCCTTCAGGATGGCGGTTGTCTTGTTCGGCGTTCCCTTGGTGCGCCCCTTGCCTGCATTGGGCGGTTTCGGTTTCGGCGGGGCCGCTGCTTTGGCGATCATGGTGTGGCTCGCCGGGGTCTGAGCCCAGCGCTCCTATTATTCGAAAGTCGGAATAGTCCAGTCGTTGATATCGGTATCGGTCAAATCTTCGATAGCCACGGCCGCGCGCGCACTTATCCGGTGGATTGCCTCAGCGCGCTTACTGAACGCCATGAATTCCGCCATCTTCGCCTTGTCGGTGGCGGTCCGCTTTTTTACTGGCTTGATCGCCGCTTCGCCGTATTCCATGGCGAGCAGCCGAGCGCGGGCCTGAGACAGGATTTTGTCGATCGCGGCCTGCGCGCCTTGGTGCAGATCGAACAGCAGTAATTGCTTGCGCTCTGCCAATGTCGGCGGCGGTGGAGCTGGCGGCGTATCGTCCACGATCTCATAAGGCGCGATCTCGAACCGGTCAGGCCCGCGGCTTTCCACCGGTCCCGATTCCGGAATGCGCAGGATCAGCTGGTCCAGCAGTTCATGCGCTACCGGCGACGGCTGGTCCGGCTCGCCCATGCGATGATCGGCAAGCGCCTTCCGATAGGCTTCAAGCGCTTCGCTGAGCACTTCCGGCGATCCGATCTGGCTGAGCGGGATTTGCATCATTTGTTGCCGACCCCTGCCACACAGAATGCCGAGCCGTCAGGCAAACGAACCGGCGCTAGATCGGGCCGCATGTGATCGTGCATCGCCATCATGGCATTGCAGAACCAGGTCAGCGCCAAGCCTTCATCGACGACAACGCCTTCGACCTTCTTCACATGCTGCACATAGGCCGCCGCCCATTTCGAGCCGTCGGCGCCGCAAGCTTCGTGCAGTTCCGGTCCATCCATCGCGGTATAGTCGGTCATGCCGCGCGCCTTTTAATTTTGTTGCTCATTCGCGACCTGGTCGATTTTGCGCGGCGTTTTGCATCCGCCGCGGCGTCCATGGCAGCCACGAGATCGTCGGGCAGGTCGATGATCTCTGGCCATAGGGATCGCAGCGTTGTCGACAACCAGAAGGGCTTTAAGGCGGATACTTCAAAATCCCGCGCGTGGATCGCTCCGCGACTGTCGAACCAAATACACTCAGCAACATCGTTCGTGATGCTGCTGATTTTCATCAGGCGCCCGCCACCGGCGCGAGCCATATCGCCTTCCCTCAGATTGCCTTCCCTGAGCATTGGCCCGGCCCTCAGTCTGCATAGCTGAAATCATCGGTAGTAAGGCGATCGATGAACGCTATGTCGTCATCATCGAACAAGGTTTGATCGAGCGACCTGAACTTGTAGGAAGAGAACTTCGCGAAATGGGCGGCGATGTATTTTCCAACCTCTCTCGAGATATCCTCGAGCCGCAGAGAACCATCGAGCACGGCTTCCACAATATCGGACTTGACGTCATCGCGGATGTGATCCTGCAGTCCACGCGACACAGCTAAATCGGCGGTGCGATAGAGTTCGTCCTGGAGCAATCGCCCGCGAAGGACTGCGGTCTGATAAACCCGCTTTGAGCCTTTCTTCCGATAGGATCCGCGTAGCGAAATTCCGGCTTCGCACTGCTTGGTGATCCGATCTCGCCTTGCTTCAGCGAACTGCGAGGCAAATACGGGATCTAGGTAGCTCTTGCGCAGCATGGCGCCGTATCTGGGCAGCCCTGGTATCTTGAATTCTTCGTTTGTTACGGTGATCGCGGCCGACAGTCCCTCAAGCGCTCTTCGATATTGCTCGTCGGAGTAGCGAACTCCAAAATTTGGTCTGCCGGCAATTGCTAGAACATACCGTTGATGTAGAGACGGATGTCTGTTCAGAAATTTCACGAACGAACTATGGCCGACGCGCATTTCCGCAAAAACCGAGAAGACTCCTGCACCACTTTCAATTCTCTCTAACGCGGTAATATATTTTTCTTCAGCACCAAATGAGCGACTTTTCTTATAAAATGCCTGCTTCAATTGCGCCGTGAACTTCGGGTCGGTTCGACAGTATTTCCGCAAGGTCCGTTTCGTCGGCATCTTACCGACGGCAAGCACAGATTTTAGAGAGGATCCGGCCTCTAAAAGTTCAAGGATTCGCCGACGCGTGTTTTCGTCGAACCGAGCCACCCGGCGGTTATGTTTCCCGGCAAGTTCCGCCGGCGACAATCCTCGACGCGAGACAGCCGCGGCATATCGACGGGCGTATTGGGGATCACTGCCCTTGATGAGTTGATGAATTTGTGTCGTCGCCGGCATGTCCGGTCGACGCCCAATCGAATTTACGCTTTCCCCTGATTCGATCAGACGGATGATATCGTCAAAGCGCGCGGCAACTTGTCGGCATCCGGCGCTCAAGTTCATCAAGGCGGCGCCACAAACGAAACATTGGGCGCTGACCTGACGCGGTACTTTCTTGCAGATAAAGCCGGATGCAATGGCCGGAAACGCGGGCCGCAGCCATCGATGAGCCATGAAGAGTCCGCGCTCGACATGCCACCGGCGATCAGCTGGAACAGCTCGTCCGCGTGGTCGTCGACAAGGGTCGCGCTTTTCTCGAGCCGGCCACGCCCGGCGCTGACGCGCGGCGATGCGATCTGGCCCAACGGGATTTGGATCATGCGTGGCCGATCCAGGAGTCGATCCAACCAATCGCAACTGGTAGATTGGCTGGGTTCGAAAGCGAGGGAATTATTGTGAGAACATTCACTAGGCCAGCGCGACTGCTTGTATTGACCAACAATGTCGATGCGGGAGGCGGCAAAACCCTGCCTCCCGGAGATTATTCAGGCAGTATCACTGAAACGGAGGTAATGATCCGCGGTCGATCCAATACGCAAATAATGCGAGTTGGGGTGTTTGTCCCAGAAAGTACCTTAGCCGAACTTTTCGGCCCCAAAGACCGCGGCGAGGGCATAGAAGGCGATTTTACGGCCGCCTTTAAGCAGGGCGATATCATCGAGCTTTGACGCCTGAATCGCCAATGAAAAACCCGCCGCGGCAAAGCCGAGCGGGTTTCCTTCCGACGCGATTTGCGCCGTTACCGGATAGTTGCTCTGTGTCTGTCACATTGTCAAGTCAACGGCTGACGTAGGGCTCCCCGGTGATCGTGCACAAACCCGCACCACCGACGCCAACTTTCGCTGATTCCGTCCGCCACGTTCTGACGGCCCGCCTGATCGGGTTCGGATGCCAAACTAGCCCGAGTTGTGTTAGCCCTTCGCGGAGTACGCGACCGATATAGTTCACGTCCCGCGCCTTGACCGTCTCGCCGTCCGAATAGCTGCAGACCAGGCGCGCGCAGGCTTCCGTGGTCTGCCCATGGCAGACGATCTGCTCAACGATGATGGTCGCCTGGATGCCCAGAATATGCCGCGCCTGTTTCAGCGTCTCGCTTGCTGCCAATGCGGCTTCTGGCGGCGACTTGCAGCCGGCGCCGCCGCGGATACGGTCGAAGTCCATCGAACCGCCGAGCGACGCATGCAAAGCCTCAAAGGCGGAGCGATAGGTATCGGCCGCCGCGACCTGCCGCTGGTCGAGCTTATTTTTGCCAGTCAGCCGGTCGGTTGCCGAGCGCGTCCGCGTCAGATTGCCGATGTATTCGACCGGGTCCGCCGCCAACTTCTGTCTCGGCGCTGCGCCCTTGGTGTGACCGGTAATATTGAGCGGATCGGCGCCGACCAGGGCGCGGCGTTTAGCTTCGCGGGTTAAGTGCTGTAGCCGGTCCCGCTCTGCGCCGGCGCGTAGAGCTCCAGGCGTGGCGCGGCCTTCGACCAGGTCGAGACAGTCCAGAACAAAATCGCGTTCGGCCTGCGTTGCCGCCTCGCTATGGCGTTGCATATCCGGATCGGCGGCGACTTCGCGCGAAAACCGCTCGTGTCGACGATATCGCAGGATCCTCATTAGCCCTCCGGTTCCGCTTGGAGGGTCATTTCGTGCTGTTCGCAATAGCGCGCGAAGGCGGCGCCGTGCAGCTCACCGGGCAACATCGCGATTGAATGACCGACGGTCCCGCCTTTCCATGATCCCTTCGGCCCAAAATAACGATCGTTGTCACCCCATCGGATTGCGCGGTTCATGCTTGTCATCCTCCTCACCATGCGCCGGCGGCAGGTTCCAGGTCGCCAGTAAATCGCACTATTTTGCTGCGATCCCGAATGGCGTCCGCGCGATGCACGACTCAGCCATAAGTTTGAAAATCTGATTTGGGAATCCCTAAGCGCGCTTTGGCGCCGACCTATCAACGCCAGAGCCCATTTTCGGTTCGACGAATCCCCGCGCGCAGGCCGCCGCGTCGGTGTTTTATTGAAGTTTGATCGGTGTGAAGGCGGCGTCGATTGTGCCATCGTCATTCCAATGCGCCTTGATGAACGCTTCGGCCTCTTCCGCGGTCGCAAAAGCGTCCAGTCGACTCCCGTTGTCGTCGAGAACATGGTGGAGGCCATCGTTGGTTGGAAAGTAGGATCCAACCCATGTGCCGTCGATCATGAGAAGTTTGCCGACTCCGTGAACAATCGTGCCGGATTCCATTAGAATATCGTAATCTCGCGGTTTGTCGGTCATCGCTGCTTTCCGGGTAAACATTGGAGGGGCACGTGGTCAATGACGTCTTGCCCTCGGAATTCGTCTCTCGCTCAACAACTAACGTCGAAATATCCTCCTCTTTCTGGTTACTACTTGGTCTTCCTTCAACTGGGTATCTCTTATTGACGCCAAGGCTGACAGCGCCTGCGCGGGTCGCGCGTCGCTTGGCGTTGTAACGGTCGCGTCGCGCCCGCTCTCGGCCTGCCTTGTCAACGTCGATAGAGCCGGTGCGGCGCAGTCCAAGTTGCTGCCGCTCCCGGTAGGTAAGGTTCAAAATCTTGGCTCGCTCGTCGGCGGTGTAATGCCGCGGCGCGGTCGCCATACAGCGCTCCAGGTCGGCCGGGCCAAAGCCGAACTCGCGAATGTATTTGACGGCGTCTTTGGTATCCCCGCGTAGGCGCAGGTCATTGATCAACAGCGCCAAGTGTTCGGGCGCGATCTTCCGGCGCAGGCGGCACACCGCCAGCGCCTCGCCAAAAAAATGGTTCCGGATGGCGAGCGGAACGGCCGGTTTCTGTTTGGGCTTGCGTCGCTTGGGTTGCCAAGCAGGAAGACCGCAGACGCGGCGGACGTGGTCCTTAATCTCGATCGGGTCGTCGCCGCCGTCCCGGAACACGTGCACGCCGATGTCGTCGCCGTTGATGAAAACGTGCAAGCTGCGATCGTTCTTCTTCTTGCCCGGGAATGGTGCCGCGACATGAGGGGCCCGGCCCCGAACGACGCGGCCTCCCAGCGCTGCGGCTATCGCCTGTAGCGAGGGCATCATGACCGCACCCCGCTGAAGGCGCGGGCGGCGGCGGTGCGGGTCGGAAATGTCCCGAGCGGGGCGCCATCGGGGGCATAGGCTTGGTGCTGCCCGTCGACCTCGCAGATCCAGCCGACATGGAGCCGGCCGGCATACACCGAGAGGCTTGCGTTCGATTTACCCGGGGGATATTGTGGAGCCTCAGTGCCCGACAAAGCCTGAGACTTGCGATTGACCCTGCCATTTCCCGTGGCGGGGTTTCGCGTTTTAGGAGGCCCCAA